CAATGCTACGGAATCCCATCTTGCATCGGGTGATTCTGTAGGTTTCCATCTTACCTTCTTCAATCAAATGATCAAAGAAACTTTTCATCCCATCAACCCATTCTAGGTCTGTGATGTCGCCTTCTTTGTCTGCCCAAATTGTGTATAAGTCTGCCATGTGTTACTCCAGTGGTCCTAGTATTTCAAATCCGTCTATAGCAGATTTGTACAGGTGTGCTTGTTCAAGATACAGGTATTCAAACCCGCGAGCCTTGTAAATAGCACACTCTGTTTTCATTGTTTCTATTCCCAGTCGTGTTTTGGGATTGTGATATGTCCATGCAAACTGATCGCACTGTGCATTGTGCTGATCAAATCGCCGTATTAGACTCCATGCAACCAGTTGTTTGTTGTCGTAGTAGCCAATGATGTCAGCCATTGGATCAAGATATCTACTGTGAAACATGGGCATGACACTGGCAAAGTGTTTGTGAGTGCAGTAGGTTCGGTAGATAGCATCTAGCCGAGTCAACACATCGGGCTCACGACTGGTAATGTATTTCCAGTCCACTGTGGGTTCATAGTTGGTTTTGCTCAAATCAACTCTGGCAAATTGATAACTCATGATCTTGGGTCGACTCGATTCTGAAACAACTGTTCAAGGTAGGGTTCAGGCCAGGCATGATAGAAACCTTTTTTCTCCATGGTCTGTGCTCGAGCATTTAGGTCTGACAAGGGTTGCAGTATGCTGAGTGCATACTCTCCTTGATTCATGCAGATACCGTTGACCATTTCCACATCTTCGGGATGATCCTCCAGCACCAGCAGGTCGTTCACCAACAAAAAGTCTCGATTGGCAGCATCAAGTCTGCCGTGAAAATAGTTGTAGGTCCACTCGCCAGGATCGTAGGCATAGATTACGACTTCGTAGTCGCCCATGCCTTGTGAACAGCGGGTTTCAAGATCATGATACGGATCGTTGCCCACAAATATGCCCACAGTGCGTTTGAGTCGTGCCGACCTAGCGAACGGACACGGAGGAAAGTTGCCTAGTGCAGGGTGCGGAACTTCCACAAAGGTTTCTGACCAGTGTAGTATGTCTTTGGTGACTTGAGTGATGTTTAACATTAGAAGAATGGCAATCGAGATTTTTTTGTTGTTTCCAGATTGTCTTTGATGATGTCGCTGATCATGGCACGTTCTCGATTGCTCAGAGCCAGCACTTGATCATATGAAATTCCGCCGCGCATGTACCATGACATTTTCAAACTCTCCTGGCGAATACTTTCGGCCTCCTTTTCCATACCATCCACTAGCTTGGAAATTTCCTCAGTGTTGGATGTTAGGAGGCGGCTGCGAAAAAACTTGTCATGTCCAGAGTCAATGCCTGCTTGTATTCATGCTCGCATTCGGTACATTTGATGTCTAGTGGTTTTAATTCACTAGCACCGCGCAAGCCAATCACATGATCTCGAATCTTGGAAAATAATTCACGATCGCAATTGACCAAAAACTCCTGAATAAATTCAGGTTCAGTTACAAATGCTGACGGGGTACGAATACTGCTAATGCTCCATTTGATGGCTTCAATGGTCAGTTCAGTGATGCGTTGCAGAACTTCTTTCATTTTGAGAAGTTTTTCTTTGTCGTCGAGCTCAGCTGATGGTAGCATCTGCATCATTTTTTGCTCATCAAATTGAGTTTGATTTGTGGTGTTTTGAGTTTTATAGTCAATCGGCTTGAATCTGATTTCTAGATCACCGCTGCTGACGGGCGCATCAAAGTCCGGAGATTTCAATTGGTCTAGAACATTTCGCAGGTCCAGCACATATTCAGATTCTTTTGTGCAGGCTGGGCAAGAAGAATTGAGTTCCATCTCGTGACCGTAGCTGGCAATTCTCACAGCAGTAAGTAACGCATTGATGTCCGGGGCAGGTGCATCCCAGGCATTTTTAATACTGGGAACACAGCTTTGTATTACATCCACCACAGCCTGTCCGTTGAACAAGGCATCTGGAGTGCGATATGTAATTTCGTCAATGGCTGTCATGGGCAACACTGGCAGCTCACCGTTGGGTGGGATATTGATAGATCCTTCGGGCCAGTAGTTGCCACTGGTAGGCAATCGCAAATAAATTGCAGGTTGGCGAAAGTATTGTCGTAAAGGGTTAGCAGATTGGGTCATAGATTACCTATAAATATAGTTCTACTTATGGGCACAAAACATGGCTGATCAAACTTTCGAAGCACAACAATTTGCAGAAGCACTGGCACGGGCCAGCGCCGAATTTGAGCGCTATGGCAAACTGTCACAGAGCACAAACAACGACGTTACCGATGCTTCTATGAAAGCCAAGTATGGCCTGAGTAATTTTACCCAGGCCGCGGGTAAAGGTGCAACAGCAGCTATTGATGTAGGCAGGGCCATGGGCCAAGCAGCCAGTGCCATGTACCAGGGCAAAAAAGGTGCAGCAGCATTCAATGACTCAATTGACACGTTAACCTCAGCTGCCAAGGCCGCAGCAATTGGTCTGGCATTGTTGGGAGGTCCGCTGGGATTGCTGGCAGCGGCAGTAGTTACTGGTATTGCAGCCTTCGGCGAATATGCCAAAGCTGCTAACGAAATGTCAGAAAAGCTGTACAAAGGATATCAAGGACTGGCTGAATCTGGCGCAGCAGCAGCAGACGGCATGGATGGCCTGTTTGAGGATGCTAAAAAACTAGGTCTCAGCATGAATGACCTAGGGCAGTACACCAGTTTGATTGCAGCAAATTCAAAAGATCTAGCACTGTTTTCGGGCACAGTATATCAAGGTCGCCAGGCCTTTGCTGATGTTGCTGAAGGTATGGACAAGTTCAAGTTGGGGCTGATGAACACTGGCCTAACTCAAGAACAAATCAATGCAGGTGCAATGAGCTACTTGAAGTTGCAAACCAGAATAGGGCTGAGTCAAAACAAAACAACTCAACAGCTAGCTGACGGCGCAAACAAATATCTCCTGGAGATGGATGCACTAAGCAAGGTCACTGGGGAAAGTCGCAAAAGCATGGAAGACGCCATGGAATCAGCTCGCAGCGAGCAACGATTCCGTGCCAAATTGGATGCAATGCGAGCATCAGGAAATAAAACAGAAATTGCTGCTGCTGACGAATTAGAAAAAGCCAACATAGTGTTGTCCAGTCAAAGTAAAGAAACTGGACAAGCATTCCGTGATATACAGTCAGGGCTAATAACAACAGAAGCAGCACAAAAAGGGTACATCAGTACTCAGGGCGAACTCATGCGCAGCTCAGATCAGTTGCGCAAGGGACAAATAAGTTATATGCAACTGGTGGATAATGTTGGACATTCCGTTAGTAGATTTAACAAAGCCATGAACGCAACGGCTCAATTTGGTGCACTCAATGATATCGGTATTGACTATGCCCAAGGTCAACAACTTGCTATTTTTGCACAAAAAAATAATACTGAGAAGCTACGATTGGCCAATATAGAAGTAGGTAAACAGGCAGATGGGGCAAATGCAGCAGTTACAGCCAACTCAAAATTAACAATACAACAACAAAAAGCCAACGAAGCAACTGAACGTTTTATCAAGGCAGGTATTGTTGCATCAACTGATGCTATGATTGTGCTGGCCAAGGCAACCACAGCCGCTGCTAACACTCTGAACAAACTAGCCGGAATTAAAACTGAAACAAGTGGCCGTAGCTCGGGACAAAGTCAGCCTGGCAGTCAGCCTGGCAGTCAGATGGGTCCTACCAGATTACCCGGCACACAAGCAGCAGGCCCCGGCGGAGCACCCACAGCGGCTACCAATGCAAGTAGTGGTAATAGTGCATACACATCAACTAGACCTGAACAAGCACCACAGATGGCTGCTATACGTGAAATGATTGCTGCTCCTGAAAGCAAAGGAAATTACAATGTGATAGTGGGCGGTGCTTCGGCTCCTCTAACAGACATGACTATTGGGGAGGTGATGACCCTACAAAGAAAACTGATATCAGAGAAAAAAGGAAGTGCAGTAGGAAAGTATCAAGTGATTGCAACTACTCTGAGAGACGTTGTGGGAAAAATAGGATTAAAAAATGATCAAAAATTTGATGCAGCCACACAAGATTCTATTGCAGATTTTTTAATCAAACAACGAGGTTTTGATCAGTATGCTAAAAATCCCACAGCTGACGGCAAAGCTAGATTTTTATCAAATCTCAGCCAAGAATGGGCAGGCCTGCCTGGCGGTCCAGATGACAAGAGTCATTATGCAGGAGTTGGCAATAACAAGGCTGGAATCTCCTGGAAAGATGCATTGCAAAGATTTGCAGAAGGGGGAATTGTTCCGGCCATGCCTGGGGGAACTCCTGTTGTGGTTGGAGAAGCAGGTCGTGATGAAGCAGTAATTCCCCTCAAGGGCGGAGCTGTACCTGTAAACATAAGTCTCAAAGATGCACTATCAAAACCAAGCATGATGGGCCAGGGTGAATACAGCGGGTATAACATGGGTCCAATGTCAACTGATATTAACGCAGTAAGAGATATTGCCACAAGCATGGGCGCATTTGATAAAGCATCACAAACTATTACCAATCCAGAAACCTGGAAACAGATTATAAATTCAGGTGTGGCAATGAATTATGACATGGGCATGGCCAAGATAGGCACAAGTATTATTCCAGGAATTGGTATTGAGATTGGCAATGCAGTCAAAGAGTTGCAGGCACAAAAGAGTGTGGATACAGAAACAGCCATTAAAGAAATTGCCAAACAGTTTGCAGAAGCATTGCCCGGAATATTCCAAGCAAGCATGGCCAATAATGCCAATGCACAAGCTGACGGTTCAGGAACACAAGAAATGGCGGGACTCTTGCAGCAACTGGTAGATGTAACCAGATCCAGCAATGACATACAGACAAAGATACTGCGCTCTGCAAATTAACGGTAAATAATACACTATGGCAGAAACAAAACAACCCGGCTGGCGCAAGTATTTCAAAGTGGCTGATACATCAGGCACCATGAGCCCTATATCGGGCCGGAACCAATTTGGACTACAGGACTATTCCCGCAACGACGGAACTGGCAGCAACGCACAAGCTGATTTTGTGTTTCGTAACTATGCCAGTAGACTTCCTGAAGTGTATTCAGGCCACCCCAATCGTATTGAGCGGTACAATCAGTACGAAAACATGGACATGGACTCGGAGATCAATGCTTGCTTGGACATTATTGCTGAATTCTCCACACAGATGAACGAGCAAAACGGCACGCCGTTTCAGATCAAGTACAATGACAAGCCCACAGATCATGAAGTAGAAATTATCAAGAAGCAGATGCAACAGTGGTGCAAGCTGAACAAGCTGGACCAACGTATCTTCAAACTGTTCCGCAACTGTATCAAATACGGTGATCAGGTGTTTGTGCGTGATCCAGAAACATTTGAAATGATGTGGGTGGACATGAGCAAGGTCATGAGAATCATTGTGAACGAATCAGAAGGCAAACGCCCTGAGCAGTATGTGATTCGTGACATCAACCCCAACTTTCAAAACATGACTGTGGCAGCAAAAACCACTACAGACTACTTGACCAATCCGATTACAGGCAGTGTGGGTGGTGCAGCCAACTACACAGGCGGCGGCGCAGGCGGTGCAGCAGGCATGACTGGTGGGGGCAACAGCCGTTTTATGAATGCCATGAATGAAGCAACTCTGGATGCCAAGCACATAGTACACATGAGCTTGAACGAAGGACTAGACGTTTTTTGGCCATTTGGACGCAGTGTACTGGAGCAGATCTACAAGGTATTCAAACAAAAAGAACTGTTAGAAGATGCTATCTTGATCTATCGTGTGAGCCGTGCACCTGAGCGCAGAGTGTTCAAGATTGACGTGGGCAACATGCCCAGCCACATGGCCATGGCCTTTGTGGAACGTGTGAAAAATGAAATGCATCAGCGCAGAATTCCCACCGTGACCGGAGGCGGACAAAACATGATGGATGCCAGCTACAATCCACTGTCAATCAACGAAGACTACTTCTTTCCGCAGACAGCAGAAGGCCGTGGATCAAGTGTAGACACACTAGCTGGTGGTTCAAATCTAGGCGAAATTGACGACTTAAAATACTTCAACAACAAGATGGCCCGCGGTCTGCGTGTGCCATCTAGTTACTTGCCCACCGGTCCAGACGACTCAGACCGTGCCATGAACGACGGCAAAGTGGGCACAGCACTAATACAAGAGTACAGATTCAACCAGTATTGCGAGCGGCTGCAAGCCCTAGTTTCACAAAAACTCGACGATGAATTCAAGATGTTCCTGAAGTGGCGCGGATTCAACATTGATTCCAGCCTGTTTGCCATTGGGTTTAATGCTCCGCAAAACTTTGCCAGCTATCGTCAAAGCGAACTGGACAACACTCGTATTCAGGCATTCATGCAGATGGAGCCGCTAGCATACATGAGCAAACGTTTTATGCTGGAACGCTTCTTGGGTCTAACTGAAGATGAGATCAAGGAAAATGAAGAAATGTGGCGCGAAGAGCGCGACGAACCAGACATGCAAACACAGTCTGGCCAAGATCTGCGCAGCGTGGGCATAACTCCGGGCGGCCTTGAATCTGACGTGACCACTGGCGAAGAAATTGCCAGCATGGAACCTGCAGGAGCCAACCCAGGCATCACAGGTGGTGCTCCGGTATCGTCAGCCCCGGGTGGCGTAATGCCGGCCGCTGGTGCTGCCCCGGTTGCATAAATACTGGTATGATACTACAAGAATTTTGGCAAAAAGAACCTGAGGCTTATCAGGATCTTGGCCAGGACAACAGCCAAACACAGATCGGTGACCTGCGTAAAACTCACCTGACTCTGCGACAACTCAACAAGTTGCGCAAGATGAATGACGTAAGAACAGTGGAGTTCAAGGACAAACTCAAACTGGTTCGTCAACAATATGCACCGGCCCCTGCGGCGCCGATGTAATTTATCCCCATTTTACCCCCTTAAACAGTGTACTTTTAAAGTCTAGTGTAAATAACAGCACACTTTACTTTAGGAGAGTACCTTATGAACAAATTCGAACAATTGATTGAATTCGTAATCAATGATGAAGACGCAAAAGCCCGCGAATTATTCCACGACATTGTTGTGGAAAAAAGTCGCCAGATCTATGAAAACTTGATGGCTGAAGAAGCTGAAGAAAAAGACATTGAAGAAGGCATGATGGGCGGCGACGCCAGTGATGATCTTATCGACGATGTTGAGTCTGAAGAACAAAACAACATGAGCATGGAAGGCGAAGACGACGCTGCCGAGTTTGGCGACGAAGAAGACGCTGCTGATGCTGGTGACAGCGAAGAAGGCTTTAGCATGGGTGATGAAGGCGGTGACGAACCTGCCACCAAAGACGACATCATGAATCTTGAAGACAAATTGGACCAGTTGATGGCCGAATTTGAAGACATGATGGGCGGCAACGACATGGGTGACGACATGGGCAACGGCGATGACATGGGACCTGAAGAAGGCGGTGACGCTATTGAAATGGACGACACAGAAGAAATGGGCATGATGGAAGCGGTGAGCCTCAAAGCAGCACCAAAGCCAGTCACAAGCGAAGAAGGCGGAGTGAACAAAAAGTCCGCAGTGGCAGCAAATGCCGGCGCTAAAGGTCCAATTGGCAACTCAGTAAAGCCAGTACACGCAGGTGGTGAAATGGGCGGCCGTCATGACACAGCAGCCTACAGCAACAGCACAAAAGACCTGATCGGTAGAGTGGGTAATACACCTGCACAAGGCACACAACGGCCTTCAGCAGCAACAAAACCATCACTGGGTCAAGCAGCTGGTGTCAACACCAAGAGCCCTGTAGCACGTAGTTAATTGATGAAAACCCTAAGAGAACAACTTACCTTTACACAGGCCAACATCCAGGTTCTTGAAGAATCTGGCGCTGACGGCCAGGGTAAGCATCTCTACCTCAAAGGAATTTGCATTGAAGGCAACAAGCGCAATGCAAATGACAGAATATATCCCTTGCACGAAATCAGCAAAGCAGTAAACACCATTAATCAACAGATTAAAGAAGGTAACTCAGTACTAGGCGAAGTAGATCATCCAGAAGATCTCAAAATTAACCTAGACCGTGTGTGCCATAGTGTTGAAAACATGTGGATGGATGGCGAAGCCGGCTGCGGCAAACTAAAGATTTTACCAACCCCCATGGGCGAGTTGATCAAGACCCTGCTGCAATCCGGAATCAAACTGGGAGTATCCAGCCGCGGTAGCGGCAATGTAGATGATAGAACAGGACATGTAAGTGACTTTGAAATAGTCACTATAGATGTGGTTGCACAACCCAGTGCTCCGAATGCTTATCCCAAGGCAATATATGAAGGTCTCATGAACATGAAGTACGGACATAGATTGCTGGAAGTGGCTCGTGAATCTGGGCAAAACAACAAAGTGCAGAGATACCTCAAGGATGAAGTTAAAAAGCTCATCCGGGATCTCAAAATATAAGGAGAACCAGTAATGCTGGACGCAATTAAACCATTGCTCGATAGTGACCTGATTACAGAGGAAACTCGTACGGAAATCAACGAAGCCTGGGAAGCCAAGCTGAGTGAAGCCCGTGAGCAGGCCCGCACCGAACTCCGTGAAGAGTTCGCGCAACGCTATGAGCACGACAAGACAGTGATGGTAGAAGCCTTAGACAAGATGGTAACAGAAGGACTGGCCGCAGAGATCGCTCAAGTAGCTGCTGAAAAGCAGAACTTGGCTGAAGATCGCGTTCGTTTCCAAAGCAAGATGAAAGAGTCGTCAACAAAGTTCAACAACTTTATGGTGACAAAACTTGCTGAAGAAATTGGCGAACTGCGTCGAGACCGTAAGATGCACACGGAAGGACTAGAAAAACTAGAAAGCTTCATGGTGCATGCCTTGGCACATGAGATCCAAGAATTTGCCGCAGACAAACGTGACGTAGTGGAAACAAAAGTCGGCTTGGTACGTGAAGCCCGCAGCAAGCTCGAAAGTCTCAAAGCACGATTCATCAAAGAATCTGCACAAAAAATGAGCCAAGCTGTGAGTCAACATCTCAAGACTGAACTTAGCCAATTGCAAGAAGACATCCAAGTTGCTCGTGAGAACAACTTTGGACGTAGAATCTTTGAAGCGTATGCAAGTGAATTTGGTGCTACTCATCTCAATGAGAAAGCCGAAGTTCGCAAGCTGTACAGCGCATTGTCAAAGAAAGATGCGCAATTGTCCGAAGCCATTCGACTCGTACAACGATCAAAAGTTGTTGTTGAGTCCAAAGAACGCGAAATACGCATGATGAACGAATCCAATGAGCGTGACAGCACATTGGAAATGTTACTTGCCCCACTAAACCGGGACAAACAAGAAGTCATGCGCAATTTGCTTGAAAGCGTACAAACACCTCGTTTGAAAAACGCCTTCGAAAAGTATCTACCAGCAGTGTTGGAAGACCGCTCCGTGAAAGCCGCCAAAGTGATCACAGAATCGGTATCCGTATCCACTGGGGATAAATCTGTTCCAAGTAGTCAGCAGGAAGACCGCAGCAATGTGTTCAACCTCAAGCGCCTGGCAGGGTTAAAATAATTTAAAGGAGACTTAAATGTCACAAGAACTATTAGAAAGTCGCTGGGGCGAAACCAAAGAAGCATTGCTTGAAGGTTTGAACGGTTCCAAGCGCAACAGCATGGGTGTTATCCTTGAAAACACCCGTAAGTACTTGAAGGAAAACGCTTCCGCAGGTTCAACCGCAGCAGGTAACATCGCTACACTAAACCGTGTGATTCTGCCTGTTATCCGTCGTGTTATGCCAACCGTTATTGCTAACGAATTGGTTGGCGTTCAGCCCATGACAGGTCCTGTTGGACAGATCCACACCCTGCGTGTGCGTTATGCCCAGAACTTGACAGACACTTCCGCAGCCGCTACTAGTGTAACAGCTGGTGAAGAAGCATTGAGTCCATTCAAGATCGCTACTGCGTACTCCACAGTACCAGGCGCAACTAGCACAGCTACCAACTACACTGGCGGCCAAACAGCTACCATGGAAGGTACTGGCGGTAAGCAGATCTCTGTACAGATCTTGAAACAAGCTGTTGAAGCTCGCACACGCAAGTTGCAAGCTCGTTGGACTTTTGAATCTGCACAAGATGCTCAAGCCATGCACGGTATTGACGTAGAAGCTGAAATCATGGCGGCTCTTGCACAAGAGATTACAGCTGAGATTGACCAAGAGATCTTGTTGTCTCTGC